ATTAGCGGCCCTATTTACTGTGGCATCAGATCCCATACCAAAAGCCTTTTGTTGTAATTGAGAAGCACCAGCTACTTTACCTAACTCCCCGGCAGCATAAGCAGATTCAGTTGCGTTACCTACGTTTTTAAGATAAGGTTGTGCCCACTCAGGAATAGTAGATACTGTACCTCCACCTCCACCACTATAGTTCTTCTTAATAGAACTTCTTTTATTAAATCTCATTGTAAATCCTTTCGCATTACCACATAGGCTTGCTTAAATCCTGGTACATATTTAGGTAGTACTTTAGCCCACCCTTCACGACCCCATTGTTCTATGGCTTTACAACCTGTGTCCTTAGCAAACTGCTCTACGGTTGGAAATACTTTAGATTGTTCTTCAAAGTTACTGCCACTGAAAGCAATAATATGAAGTGTTTTATGTTGTTTATACTGCATAAATTCAGTTAAACCGGCACCAATAATATTATATTCTTCATCAACTACAACCCAACATTGAGCGTAATTATTAAGAATCTTTTGCATATAATCAGTTAAGGTTGATTCTCCTTGGCCATGTTCTAATACTTTAAAAAGTAATTCAGAAATCTGAGGCCAATGTTTTAATGCTTCTGAGGGTTGTAGTTGGATTATTTTCATGTTATCCTGCTAAGTAAATACAAGCTATTTGTTTAACTTCTGCTAATGAAGAAAAAGTTACATCTTCACGACTTCGGGCTACGGTAATTGATCTGACAATATTATCATTTTGTTTCATACCTTTACCGGGAATAGAACTGGTTACAATTAAATCTCCGGATTGAATGTTACCGTTCTCACCACATACGTTTATTAAACCTTCACCTACACCGTTAACCAGTACTAAAGTATTTTCTTCTAGTAAAGTTTCGTATTGAGGATCAAGCTCAGTAATAACTTCATGCTGAATTACACCATGCTCTAGGTAAGGTTTCTTTACCTTTATTTCCATATAGTTTGGTGTTGTTGCTTCTGACATATTAGTATATACGCCAATTGCACCTTTCATTTCAGGAGAATCAGAAACATCAACAAAAGATAAAGTATCGTTAACGTTAGGTTTTAAATAAATAGAAGTGTCTACACAGATATCACCGGGTTGTAATGCAACAGTATTTGGTTTTAAGCAAACGTGCATTCCGGTAAATGGGGTAAATCCAACAGTAGAAACACCAGCACCTAATACATATAAACCGTTAGTAGGCCCACCTACAACAATACCTCGGACATCTGTTGACCCACTACTAGTCATAAATTTTGCGCCGTATGTATCTGGAGTGCCATTTTGCAAATAGGCAATCCTTCCATAAGCTTGGGTTTGAGCATCAGGATTTGCTTCTGCAGCAGCACCGGCCTGGGCACCTCTACGTTGCAAAAAAGCAGCTTGTTGGAAACCACCACCAGTGCCACCAATCATTGCACCACAAATTACGTATGCAGGGTTAATTGAATCAACACCTAAAGTATTACTAAACAATGCTGTAGAGTTACTTGCACCGCCTACAGCTAAAGCTACGTTATTTATACCAGTAACAGCTAAAGCCGCTGAGTCAGACCTTGTAGATTTAAAAAAACCAGAGGTTAAAATACCATAAATGGTAGTACCATTACCAAAGCCAAAAGTATTTCCACTTTGAGTTGTAGTTGTACCCACTGCAATAGAATTAACGGATAAGCTGTTTGTTGTTATCTTACCACCATCAATAAAGGTTACGTTGTTCTCAATACCAAACTCAAGGTTACTAAAGGTAATTAATCCATTATAGTTTTGCCAGTTAAATGGTGCAGAAAAAGATATTGTTTGGGTACCACCAAAAGTAGCTTCAGATACCGAGTATCTTGATGCCCAATACTTACCGGCATTTGATGCGGCAATAGTAAAGGAAGAAGACCAGTTAGTAGTTAAAGATGCAAATGAGTTATCAATAAAGTTAAAGCCTGAGCCTGAAGGTGTTCCCGGTTGAGAGTCACTTGCTAATTGGTAGTACACATAACCACTGGTACTTCTTGGACCAGTACCGCCTATTGTACCGTTAGTACCGTTATAACCAATACTTCGAATAGGGTAGCTGACATTATTCCAAGGAATAAGAGTGCTTGATGTACCTGATGGAACAGTTAATGGTACATTTAATGACCATAAATAGTTTCCCGGAGTTGTATTTTCAGGGATAGTAGTTGACCATCCTGCAGGAGCAGTGTATGCGCCTGTGCTCCAAGTATAAGTTGTTTGAGTAGAAGGTCTTGCTGGTGGTGTAATGTTAGGAGTCCAAATATAAATACTTGGATTAGCATTCAAAAAAGAAGATGTTACAATGTCAAGGTCAATAGCAGAACCTGTATCTTGAACCCACTGAAAGCTAGGTGATGCCGTGTTTACTTGGAATTGAAATTGACGACCACCGTTAGTTACATAAAACAAAAACTTAGTGGTACCAAAACCACCCGTAGCAATATACCATGTATAGTCAGCAGGGTTAAGTGATTCAGTAGACGAGTTAGTGTTGTATAAACCAAAATAACCTTTGTTAGTCGGGCTGTCAGATATATTCAAACCTGTATTACTATCAGCATACTTAACATGCATGTACTTGTAAAGGTATCCAATAACAATACCAGATCCAATATCTATAATTTGGCCAGTACTATTGTTAATAGTAACACCTGTTGTTGCATTATCACCTTCTAAAGCCAGCTGTGATAGGTAAGCGTCAAGCTCATCATTACCTGTAATAGGTGGATTAAACATCTTACCTCCGATCTGCTGGTCTTGCGTCTAATGCAAATGTAGCCATACGCCAATAACCTGTTGAAGAAATTCTGTAGTTAAGTACTCGACCGTTTACTCTTGGATCTACTTTATAACCTTGTGCTTTTTGATTATTAGGCAAGAAGGTAAATAAATCATTTGAAGTAAATGTTACTGTGTCAACAAAGTTGTTTTGACCTAATACCGAGATACTTATATTAGCATCAGAAGGTACCTTATCAAACACAGGATAAATAGAGCTAATTAAAGAACTACCAGTTGTATCACCGGTATTTAATTTAAGTTTTTCAATATAAGAAGTAAAGGTAGTTAGTGCAGAACCGTTCCACATTAAATAATTAGCATCTGTCTTTAAGGTCTGTGTACTGTTAGTTGCCATGTAAATAATTTCTTTACCATATTGGAAGGCATTACTCTCATTAGCTGGTCCTGTGAAAGAGTAATTAATATTTGGTAATACTCTTTTAGTCCATGTTTTATTTTTATAATTATAAATAAGAGCTTCATTACAAACAGTAGATGCACCTTTAGGGTAGTTAATCCATATTTCTTTATAAAAGGAATTCTTAACTAAGTGTACTTTATCAATAGCATTTTGATTTAAGTTGTTAAAGAAATATTTTTTAATTCTGAAGTCAGCTAAAGACTGAATACTACCAGAACCATTGTGAATATAAATATCATTACGATCAACAACAAAGTGATTACCATCAAACTCACATACACAATCTGTGCTTAAGATACCATATGATTTAGAGTATGCAGCTACTCTTGTTTGCGCACCAATAGTTAATATATTAATACTATCAGAAGAATAAACAAACATGTTACCCCTGAGTTCCATCATATCTAATACAGGTGAGGTAGAGCTTAATTCAAACTCGTCAGCTGTGTCTGTTGTTAAACCCGGTTGCCATATTGTAGGAATAGCGCCTGTAGCTGCCTGAACGGATACTCTAATAGTTCCCGGAGCAGATGTGGTAATGCCACTTTGTACTAAGGTAAGGTTGGCTGCAACTAATGAATAATTAAGTGACCGAATAACTTTAGCTGTTACTGTTAGCCCTGCTACATAATTCCAATTAGGTAATGGTTGAAATGTGTTACCTGCTACAGGATCGTTATATAAACAATATAGTGGAGTTGATTTACTGTTATTTAGGATAACAGCATAACCACCGTTAAAATAAGTACCTTGCCAATCACTGTTAGTATAACCAGCACCTGAACCACTAAACATGGTAGACTGGTTACCCGCCGAATCTACTCGGATAATACTACCATCTTGTGCAAAGATATTATAACCTTGATCTGGTCGTCTCCAGTGAATACCGTATGTAGGTGTAATAGATAATACTCTGGAAGTTGTCTCACCTGTTATAGTCTGTACTGCGTTGTCGTCAAACCGTACATTGAGAACATCTGTAAAAGTATTCATAGGTACGATCATTGGTGGCAAATCAGTGTTTAATCCACCTTCTCCAAGACCTTGTATTTGTTCTGCCATGTACAATTCTCCTCTTTAAATTTTTCTTTAATAAATACCCTTACCAATTGACCAACAATATTATCTACTGTAAATTGTACAATAGGAATTTCAATATTATGTTTCTCACAGATCTTACGGAATTCAATAATGTTAGACCCGTTATTAATATCATTTCAATGTTATGTTCTTTTGCTTAATCCTAATAGGTACCGCCTAAGCGATAGTTAATTTTTTCGGCACTCAATAAGAGACTGTTTTAATACCTCTGCTAGTTGAGCCTGCCTGATAAGAAATTCTGCATCTTCTCTAAAAAGTTGTTGTCCAGTGCTTCCATTTCCAGTGCAGATAATGGGATCAGCTTTTGTGTTTGTATTACTATCTGGGGTTCTTTCGGGGCGGTTCCGCAAGCTGTTAAGAGTAGCAGTGTACTTACGATTAAGATCAAAGATTTGTTCTTCTTTTTCTTTTCTGAATTTAAATTGTTCATTATTTAATCTTTCAATTTCTTTATTATAATCAGAGAGTTTACTATTTAAATCTTTAAGTTCTTTATTATGTTTTTCTAACATTTTAGTTTTAATAACGCCTACTTTAATTTCACCTTTGTTATGCCCATAATCATAAGCAAAGAAACAAAACAAAATACAGGAAAGTACATAAGCAATAATATATTTAACCATTAATACATGTCCTATATTCTTCTTGTCTACGTTTAGTTAATCCAGGTGAAGTATTACCTTTGAATTTATCCCATTTAAGTATTTCTTTACATGCCGAATCATAATTATAATTATTTAATTCTTTCACTAATGTTGATTTACAAAAAGCATTTGAACCAATATTATAGGATAAAGATATATAAGCACTATATTCGTAAGTAGTTAAAGGAACCTTAACACATTGTTTTAATGCTGCTTCAAACTTATTAGCATCGTTAAGTAATTTTACTAATGCTCTTTCAGGTGTTATTTTATCACCTAATTTTACATTTTCAGTAGTTCCAAAACCT